GTTTAGTTGGAGCTGTTGCAGGTGTCTCAGAGATAACTTGGTTACAAGCCTGGGGTATTACTATTCTGTGCGGCTTCTTGTTTAAATCTAATGTGAGTAAATCGTAATGAGTAAAATGGCAGAACTGGTATTAGATATTGAAACAATGTTGGAAAAGGGAGACCACCCTGCAACAATTTCCACAGTCCTTAATGTACCTGTATCTTGGGTCTATGAGGTCTCAGAATACCCCGAAGAGGAATTGAGTCCTTTTGTAACTGTCAATTCTTAAAGTTGACAACAAATCTCTTTGGCTCTATAATTAGAGTTTTAACTTAATGAAGGAAGCACAAATGCTTATGAAAACGAATCGTGAATTTACCTGCAAATATCCAATGGATGGTAACCAGCAAGAGTATTTGCATGACAACATTTTGAACTATGCTGAATTGATGCTTACGACCGGTAATCCGCACATGCTAGTGAACGTAGCAAATACTGGAGCAGGTAAGACTTTTGTAATTAGTAACTATTTGATTCCCAGTCTTGTTCGCATGAATATCAAAGGTGTCAAACCTTTGCGTAATTTTTTAGTTGTTGCACCACCGCGTGAGGTTCGTGATGATATTTGGGAAACACTAGAACACATGGACTATAAAACTATCGACGGTAATACAGTCTGTGTTTATGAAGAAAAGGATCTGTTGTCAGTAGCAAACGGTACTAAAAGCCTTAAAGGTGATATTAATATTTTAGTTGTCACTAATGCTTGGTTCAACAAGAATCACAAAAAGATTCACAAGAACTTTAATATTAAGTTTGATTGTATCATCAATGACGAGGCGCATTATGCAAATGGTGTTTCTCATATTGACGATATGAAGATTTCTACTGGTGCAAACAACAAACAAGCAAAACTAACTACTTTTAAAAACTTGGAGGCTTTGCGTAAAGACGGTGCGCTAGTGATTCAATTTACTGCAACACCTACTGTAAGTCAAACTGGAGTAACACATCACGGTGGAATGGCATATTTGCAAATGCCAGTGATGCCATTTGATCCTCTGACTATGCCCTTCGTTCATTTCTTGCCATCGACACTCGAAAATAGTTATAGTACTATTTTTACTTGGTACAAAAATCATGTCAACGTAATTCAAGATTTGCAAGATGCAATAACACCTGACACATGGAATTTAGTAACAGTAGATAGCCCTATTCGTAAAATGATGCCTGCTGTAGCTATCCGTGTAGGTGCGGTTAATGCAAAAGAGGACCGCGCTAAGACATGGGACGATTTGGAAACTATTGTTCGCAATGATTGTGCTACTGAGAACTGGGACTTAGTTGACTTAATCGACACTTTAGAGTATGATGGTATTTACACTAAGAATACACTTGATGCTATCAAGATGGCTAATAGCCCTGAAAAAGAAAATCGTCCTACCGTGATTGTTGTAAAAAATAAGTTCTTGATGGGAGCAAACATGCCGAGGTTAGCGGTGTCCGGTGTTGTTCGTAATCCTAGTCAGCAATTAGTTGAGAACAATTGGGTTCAATTTTACGCACGTACAAGTAGGTTACCATATTTCCGTAATCATGAGGATGCACGTGACTACATTTACAGTCTGCCTATCGACTATCAACAAAAGTATTTCTTGTGTTTGCTTTATGTTTACATGAGTAGTGCAGTTTGTATCGTGTTGACTGAAAGTTCGTTACTGTCAGAGAAAGTAGTCAAAGCATATAGTGATGGTAAATGGACAGTCAAAGAAGGTCTGAGTTACTTTTTGGACAACTTGAAAACTGGGTATTACAACACTGAGAGTTTTGGTAGTAGTATTCGTGCGAATCGCAGGTTTGATGACTATATTAAATCTGAATATTGTACCGGGTGTCCTACTGGAGCAAATGGATTACCTAATTGCTTAATGAATCATTATGTAGTTTATTGTCAAAACTACGGTGATATAGACTTTGAGACATTTTTAACTGGACAATGTAACATGATTGATGGTGAACATAAAGATGGTAACCGTTATAATAACTCTATAGAAAATAGGGTCGGGGTTTGTTCTAACGTTCATCGTATTAAAACTTTTTTGCATAAAGACCATATGACTAGATATGTAAATGGTCAACCTGTAGTTGACTCAAAGTAAATATACGTATATAATACACGCATGACCACTTACGCACTAATCGATACCGCAAATACCTTCTTCAGGGCAAGACACGTTGCTTCACGCAACAGCACAGCAGAGGAGAAAATAGGCATGGCACTTCATCTCACACTTGCAAGTGTGAATCAAGCAGTGAAACGTTATGGCATTGACCACTGCGTATTCTGTTTAGAGGGTCGCTCGTTCAGAAAGGATCTATATGCTCCTTATAAACGAAATCGTATCGTTGATGCGCAATCGGTTACTGAAGAAGAGGCTGAAGAATCGGCCATGTTTTGGCAAACGTATGAGGCCTTTACGACTTACATCAAAGACCGGACTAACGTAACTGTATTGCGACATGAACGTGCTGAGGCGGATGACCTGATTGCAAGATTCATCCACCTGCATCCAGAAGACACACACTACATCCTCAGCACAGATAGTGATTATCAACAATTAATTACAGAAAAAGTTTCGCAGGTCAATGGCGTAACTAATGAGTTAGTAACGTTGCATGGATATCTGAAAGAAAATGGTAAGCCCGTTATCGACAAGAAAACTAAAGAGCCTAAACTTCTAGGAGACCCTGAGTATTTGCTCTTCCTTAAAATTTGCAGGGGAGATGCAGGAGACAACGTATTCGCGGCCTACCCTGGCGTTAGAGAAAAAGGCACTAAGAATAAAGTAGGTATCCGTGAAGCATTTGAGGATCGTCACAAGATGGGCTTCAATTTTAACAATTTTATGTTGCAAAGATACACAACCCATGAGGGTGTTGAAGTACGAGTTAGAGATGCGTTTGAGAGAAATCGTACCCTTATTGACTTGACTGCACAGCCTCAAGAAATCAAAGATGCTGTGGATCAACGTATTCGTGAAAGTGTCCGAACAACTACTACTCCACAGGTGGGGGTACATTTCATGCGCTTCTGTGGAACCTATGATTTGCAAAAACTCAGTCAAAATGCGGAGACATATGCAAAGTGGTTAAATGCACACTATACAGGTGTCTTAGCATGATGTTTACATTCCCTAATAAAACAATCAAAACAATTCGCAAAGGTGAACCTGATTTTCACATAGACAATGGCATAACTATGGCTCCACGTGCTGGATTTGAAATTAGTAACAAATGCCCAAGTCATCATAAATTAGTGATTATGGAAGCTATTAGAAATGGTTGGTTAGAACCAATAGCATACATGAAAGATTCTGAATATATGTGGGAAAAGCTAGGAGAATAATATGAAAGATAAAAATATTCGCATTGATTTAGGTGGTCTTACCTCAATTCTTGATAAAGAGCAATTTGGATGCCTCATTGACGCTATGGTAGACAAGTATGTTGAGTTATATGGCTTAGACAATTTTATGAATGACGAGCCGGTAAAACCGGACTATGAATGTGAGAACATTAGTGAGGCCAGTTCTTACCTTAAGAAGTTCCGACTAAAATGAAAAAGATTTATTATGAAAAAATCGGGCGCAAGTATGTGCCTGTAAGCGAATACGATAGCGAATACCTAGATAGTTTTTCTAAAGGTACTCACATTGTAATGTGTTATCCGGGTGGACAGAGTCGCAGGTACAACATTAATCCTGCCTATGCTCCTATGATTGCCGCAGGACGTGTTGCTGAAGATGCTATCAGTAAAGCTGTAGTTAAGGCAAGTGAAATGCGACCACACAATAAACCTATTACAGAAAAACAACGTAAGGCTTGGGAAAATCTTGCTAAAGCATTTGGTGATGATAGGTACTATGTTGAAATTCCTAGTGCCAGAGAGATTGCTGAAGAGGGTGTTAAGGCAATGGCAGTAGAAGCAGAAAAATTAATGAGTGTACCAAGTGTACGAAAAGCCTATGAACATTTTTTGTTCTTAGCAGAATTAACAAAGGATAATAAAAATGAATTTAGTAGCTAAACCCATAATCAGAAACGAATATTGGATCATCACTGATGGCAAGAAAAAAGTAGGCAATGTAACTTCTGAAGGTAGTGGATTTGATGTAAAGATTGGTAATAATATCGAACATTATAACACTACCAAAGCCATTCAGAAGATAAAGAATATTGAGTTTACAAAAATTGAAAAATCTAAACCTGCTATTCCTCCTTTTGCTGTCTTTCCGACAAACAGAACTACTATCTATAACAGTGTGTTAGATGTAAAAAAGAAATTACATTTATACACTACTACACCTAAAAGCAAGTGTTATTATGCGGCAGGTTGGTTTGCTATTAAACAAGGACCAGAGTTTACTACTATTTTTTGCCCGAAGTATATTTTTATTCAACGATATGAGTATTTAGGACCCTTTAAGACGGAAAAAGAGGCAAATAGTAGCATAAATAGTGTATGAGCAATATAAAGAAGTTTATTGATAAGATTGTAACCGCAGAGGGTCGTCAAGCACGTGAGGTGATTATGACACTTAATGATGCCAAGGAATTGCGTGATGAACTTTTAATGATATTGCTAGACCAACGTGAAAACGTTAAGGAACCTGAAACAATTCAAGTTGTAATGTCAGGTGGAAAATGGTAACCAATGAGCAGAACACAACCTAAAGTCGTATTAGAAATAGTAGATAAAACAAGTTACAAATGTGACCAAATTGTTGAGGCTGCCGGAATATGGGCGGTTTTTTATGATGGGCAACCTATTAATTTAAAAAGCCAACACTATTTAGATAGTGAAGCCGTACCTAAGTATAAGAAGACCAGTTTCAGTAATCCTGGTCATGCAAGAAACCTGTGTCGTAAACTTAACGCACAATTTAAAAGTGATAAATTTAGTGTAGTGTTTATGAACAGCGGCACCAAAGTTTATCCTGATGAGTAAACCCTCTGTTAAAGAATTAATAACACAGGCTGTTTTGAGTCAGATGCCACAGGGATGGACTGACTATACACTAGAAGAAGCAATGAAAAAATGGTGGCAGACTGGCTTACGTGGCGACAGTCTTCGCCTAACTGAAATAGGAGACATGGCTTTCCGTTTAGGTGAAATAGAATTCTATCAATATGATTTTACTGCTAAGATAGAAGGTAGTTATCATAACTACATACTAGAACTAAGCAGAAAAATAAAATGCCCCTACTATCTCGGGGTAAGTAAGAGTGAAGGTAAAAAGAATCAACCATACATCCGATTGTATGATAGCAAAATTGCAATGATGATTAGCTTGTATGGCAACATTGATTCTTATTTAAAATCATTAAAGGTAAGATAATGACAGAACCAAAGAAAAATCCAAATCCATTTATAGCAATGGCACAAGAAGCTAAAAGACTTAGTCCAAGAATTCCTGGTGCAGGCGTGCCAAAAAGCAAAGCTCCCAAACCTACTAAAGGCTTTGGTGGGGCGCCAGTTAGAAAAACTGGGCGCGGCGGTTAAATAACTGTCAACGGGATTGACCCCCGAGGCGTTATATATATGTAGACACAAAAATGTTGTTCTACTTTCATTAACTTAAAGGAAACTAAAATGAAAACATTAGCAATCGCCCTTATTACAACTTTGTCAGTAGCAACAGCATTTGCCGCTGAGCCAGCAAAAGCACCGGCAGCACCAGCTCCGGCAGCAACTGCTCCAGCGACAACTGCACCGGCAGCACCTGCAGGTGAAATGAAATTAGCTAAGAAGAAAGCTGACAAGGAGGCTGAAAAGAAAGAAGCCACTAAAAGTACAGCCAAGCCTGCTAGCACAGCACCAGCAAAAACCGAAGATAAAAAAGCCGAAGCTCCTAAGAAGTAATCCATATAGACTCACAGCAATTAGAACCTGGGGTCTTGACCCTAATCAGGTTCTAGTTGATGATGAGGACATACTAGTCAACTCCCGTCGTATAGTAGTAAGGGTTGTAACATCCTTACATGACGATGAGGAATTAGATGATTATGTTAAGATAAGATTATTTCTGGCCAGAGAAATGGCTATGTCAAAATATAGAGAAATCTATCAACAGGCATAAATATGTATGAAGTTATGAGTTCTTCATAAAAACTCAATTTTTAAACACACTTACACAGGAGAAAATTATGTTTAACACAGCAACTTACGCCTTTATCGACGGCGTTTCAGACTTCAAAAAACAATTCGTAGAACAAACAGTTCAACACGAAGGCATCAAAACAGCATTAAATGGTTTCATTGATGCACAAACAAAATATACCAAATCAGCCGCAGATGCAGGAATGCAATCAGCAATGGCTTTGGGTATGATTTTCACTAGCAAAGACTTCTACACACAATTAGCTGACCAATATAAACAAATGGTTCCTGCTTTCAATATTGCTAAAACTGCAAAATCTGCAAAGGCTAAGTAATCATGGTTAGCGTTTTGTTAACAATTGGCGCATTAGCCATAGTGGGTATTCTTGGTCCGTTGATTGCGTTAGCAACTGAAACACAATCAACCTATGGTTCTAGGTTAGAACAATATATTGTTAGTAAACAACCACAAGATGTTGCTGACATAGAACGTTATACTAGACAATATGAATTAGAATCAAGTAAGAGGTTTCTATGAACAAAATCAAACAACTTTTATTATCAATAGTACAAACAGTTAAAGACTTTAAAGTATATAAAGCGGGCAAAGTAAAATGAGCTTTATTAACGATATGCTTATGTTAATTAAATGGGCTAGAGATGGATGGGAAGTACACCCTATCGATTTTAAATCCGAATTTGAAGGTTGGTTATGAATCAATGGCAACCAATGACCGATGAAGATTGGGAATGGGTTAATCATGGTAAATTACCAAAACCTATTGACATTCCAGTCAAAACAAACTAAAATTAACTCACATACACTTTTTAAGGAAACAACATGTCAGACTACACACCAAAATTGCCAGAAGTTAAATTCAACAAAAATGGCTATGAACTACGTACCGATATTTTAGCTATGGCTAAGGACATGGTACAACAAGAGTACTCAAGCAAATTTGCTGGTTGGGAACTAACAGCTAAACGTGATGAAAAAACAGGACAACTTGTTTCTACAGTTACTATGCCTGAATTTCCTGGTCTAGATAAAATCCTTGAAACTGCTGAAAAGATGTATGGATTTGTTAATCAAAGTACTACAACTAAAAAGTAATACTTTTAGTTCTCAAAAAAGCCTCACATTGTGGGGCTTTTTTACGGTTGACAATAATCCACAATGGTGATATAATATCAACTTAAACAGCAAAAGGAATCACATGGCAGGCAAAGCAAAATCAGTTTATCTTACTGTTACTCCAAAAGGTAAACTTACAAGTGTATTTCGTAAGGTCTTTTTTGATGCTAAAGCATACAATGAATTTGTAAAAACTGAAGAATTCAAGGCCAAGTACCCCGTGACAGAATTTGACATTCTTAAGGAAATCTACTAAAATTTGACAATAAATGGATTTGGGTATATAATAGAATCTTAGACAGTCAAACAACAGGAGTTACAAATGGGTTTTGAAACAGTCGTTCTCGATAAAGTCGCTAAAGTTCTCAAGTCTGACAATCAGGCTAGTTTTGCTTACGGTACATTGTTTGTGAATTGCTCTCCTAAAGAGGCCGCAAAGATCGAAACTGTGTTATCCAAGGTTACTAATGGTGGCATCATCGTCACCGCCCAAAAAATTAACACAGACGAGTTTTCGTTTGACTTTATTTAAGGATTAATCATGGCTCGCAATCAACAACCTGTTATCAATTTTAATGCTGATGATGTATGGGGTGCGGCATGTGCGGCTCAACGCATTAATGGTAGTTATGTTAAACTGAGTATGATCTCCGAATCTGATCCTGCTACGACAAAGTTATCCAATCGTATGATTGTTGAAAAATTGTTGGCTGATCCTTTTACTATCACCGATGAGGATCGTGAAGAAGGTAAAAAAGTTCGTAGTTTCTTTCAGGCATTCACTTTCAAAATCTTGCAAGGCAAGGCATTGAGTGAATTCAATAATACCGCAATGTTGATTTCCAATCGTAATGTCATCACCAGTACGTATGATGTTGCAGTTATTGCTAGCTTGCCTTCAAGTTATGAACGTGGCATGAAGCAAAGAACGATAGAACAACGTATAAATTTTGCAAGCGGCGGATTTGTCAGTACGGTTGGTGCTAAGACCTCATTAACTGTCGAAGTATTGAAATGTATATACTCTGAAAAATGGGGTACAAATTTTGTTACTGGCATTACGAGTGAAGACCAAATTGTGTTCTTTGCTTATAAGAGTGAATTGGAAATAGGCAAGATGTATAACATTTGTGGCAATGTCAAAGCACAACGTGACACTACAACCCAACTTAATCGTGTAAAGGTTATTGTATGACAGAAGATAAAAAATCAAATAATGATGAAATGATTAACCAAATGAAAAAACAAAATCCAAACATCAAGATTAAACGAACTAAGGATGGCGGGTTTCAAATTTCTAATCCACGTGCCCCTAATACACTATTAATGAATCTATTAAAACGAGTAGCAAAATGAAAAACTTTTTTATTGGAATTGTGTTTGGTATTGTTGTATCAACTGTAGGCTTTAGTGGTGTCGCTAAAATGCTTGACAAGAGTGTTGATAAAGTTAAAGAAGTAACTATTGAACAAGCCAAGTGAAATTTAAACGCAAACAACTGGAGGATAAAATGGGACTAGATATGTACGCTTATGTTGCTAGTAAAGCAGGTCAACAAAGTGAATTCTACGAAACTGCTGAATTTAATACTACCATCGGTGAATATGTAAATGGTACGGTAAGTAAGCCAGTGGAAATTGCATACTGGCGTAAGCATCCATCATTGCATGGTTGGATGGAACAACTTTGGGAACGCAAAATGCAAGCGGAAGGTAGGGACAATCCTCACACATTCAATGGTATTGAACTTGAACTAACATGGGAAGATGTTGACGAACTTGAACGCACAGTTAAAGCAGGAAAACTTCCGTTTACTGAGGGATTCTTCTTTGGTAAGCCTGCCGATAATGTTTATTATGAAGAAGACCTCAAGTTTTGTGTCAATGCTAAGGCAGAATTGTTCTTGGGGTTGAAAGTATTTTATAATTCGAGCTGGTAATGTATATCACAAACAAATACGGTTCAGTTAGGTTGCCATATAGCCCGGAGATGTTAGAGTGGCTATTGGCAACATATCCTAAATCAGAATATAGAGTAGTAGAATGAATGATAATATTAAAGCAGGTGCAGACATTAATGCCGGGGACGGTGGTTATAGTCTAGGCACACAAGAAAAGTATGATGAGTTTGTAAAAGGCCGAAATCAATCATTAGGTAAGATGCGAATTAAAACACTAATGAGAGAAGCCGGTACTGACACTAGCGGCAAGTGGATGGGCATTGAACATGCTGAAAAATTCGCCGAGTTGATTGTGAAAGAATGTATCGAGGTTGTTGGTCGAGCAACTGCTAGCCCAAATGGATATCAGGCTCTTATGAAACATTTCGGAGTTGAAGAATGAACCTATCATATCACAGTAAAAACAAACTGATGCAAACATTTGCACATTGGGATGTGCCTAAGGATTTTGCAGAACCCTTCTACAATTATCTTGTGTTTGGATATACTCCGGGCAGTTGTTTCACAAGTGTCCTGGCTAACGATTTTGCAAGTGCAATCTCACGTAGTCACCCTAGTAATACTATCAATGCATTTAAAGCACTAGTAGGTTGGATACGTGATACTATGCCAGAAAAAGCATATGGCAGTTATGAAAAGGTCGCTAAGTGGACTGAACTGAATCCAGAACAACGTAGGATCATTTTAGAACACGATGGTTTAGTCTTTACAAGCAAAGAAGAAGTAATAAAGATTTTGAAGGATGAGCCTTCAACTGAACCACATTTGTATTAAGGAAATAAAATGGCAATACTATATCGCATTAAACCCGTAGATAAAAAGTCTGTTGAGGCATTCTATGATGTATACAAACAAATGCCTGATGGTACTATTCGTGGATGGAATGTAACTGAAACATATCGTTGGGGTCAGGGCTTTGTTGAAAATGAGGATGAACTACCCTATAGTGATGATCGTTACCATTGTGTTGATCCTACTATTGGTTGGGGCTGTGAACTAGATGACCTTTGCGCTTGTTGGTTTGAATTTGATGATAGTTTCACAGACGAAGAAAAAGAACAAATTGAACAACTATGGTATGAGGGTGACCCAAATGATGAGGATGGTCGTTGTGGTGCGGCATGGTTATATGATTATAGTGATTGGGAAGTAGAAGAAGATACTATTACTATTTTGGGTCCATTTGTAGTTGACAAAATTGACGAAGATGTGTATAATGTAAGTATCGAAGAAGTAGAACTTAAACAACGTCCACCTTATGTAGCTACAAATGCGTGGCCATTCTCAGGATAAATTATGAATGAACAAATTAAAAAACTATTAGTAGAGTGCTACAATCCATATAGTGATTTTGACTATGAAAAGTTTGCCAAGTTGATTATTAGAGAATGTATCGGTACTGTAGAAAACTTATCTCCGGGCTATGACGATTATCGCAATCAGATTGAAGATGCCTTTCGCAGAGATTGTGTTGAAGAAATTAAAAAACATTTCGGAGTTGAATAATGAGTGCAAGTTGGATCAATAAACTAAACGAATCAGATAGTCGCCTTCACAAAGAAGATGTGATTCTACAGGCACTTGAGGCAAGTGTCCTAGGTAGCAGTAACGCTATCAATTTCCTTTCATTTACAAAAGCATGTTACAACCCTTACGTTACTTTTGGTGTTCGTCAAGTACCAGATACGGTTGGTATTACTAATGCAGAAAATCCCTGGGATGAGTTTAACGAGTTAATGCTACAACTTAGTCAGCGTAGATTAACCGGTCATGCCGCACGTGATGCTATTCAAAGCATGGCTGAACGATTTGACAGTGATGAATGGAATACATTCCTAGCACCTGTATTGCGCAGAGATTTACGTGCAGGTATTAGCGACAAAACAATTAATAAGATTTGTAAGAAAACAGCTTACGAGATTCCAATCTTTGGTTGTCAACTGGCAACTAACAGTGAAGGTCGTCCCGAGATGAAAGGTATCAAGCGTCTTGAACCTAAACTTGATGGTGTTCGCATGTTGTTGATGGTTATCCCAAGTGACGATGGCACAGTAACTACAATTTGTTTTAGCCGTAATGGTAAACAGTTTGATAACTTTGGTCATATTGAAGAACAAGTACGTGATAACTGGGTTAAGATGGTTCGCAAAGCCGCAACAAGTAATTTGAGTATGGGCTTTGTACTTGACGGTGAAGTGATTGGTAACAGTTTCCAAGAACTAATGCGACAGGCTCGCCGTAAGACTGATGTGCAAGCAGAAGATAGTGTATACAATGTGTTTGATATTATTCCTCTTGATGCTTTCCGTGAAGGTCATTGGAATGCACAATTAAGTAAACGCATTGCAATACTAGAAGATATGCGTCCAATTATTGATACAATGCCTGGTCTTGAGTTGTTGCCACACATCATGGTTGACTTAGATACTGCGGCAGGTCGTGACCAATTGGATCGTTATGCTAAAGACAACGTGAACGCAGGGTTTGAAGGCATTATGATTAAAGAATTACAAGCGCCATATATCTGTAAGCGTAGCACAGATTGGATGAAGTGGAAGCCTACAATTACTGTAGACTTAGAAGTTATCGGCATTGAAGAAGGTACTGGTAGAAATTTGGGAAGACTTGGAGCATTGGTTTGTCATGGAATTGACGACGGGAAAGAAATTACAGTCAATGTGGGTAGTGGCTTTAGTGATACTGATAGAGATGATTACTGGACTAATCGCAATCTGGTCATTGGTCGTACTGCTGAGGTCTTGTGTGATGTGATTACACAGAACCAAGATGGTACTTACAGTTTGCGATTCCCTCGCTTTGTTAGATTTAGGGATGATAAATGAACGAACGAATTAAACTACTTGCCGAACAGGCTACTACTGTTATTGAAGCAACCGAACATAGTGGTGAAGGGTGGATCTTTAACAAAGAAAAATTTGCTAAGTTGATTGTACAGGAATGCATTGAAATTAACAAACAAGAACTAGCATTTAATGCATTTGAACGATTGATGAACAAGTATCAAGAACATTTTGGAGTTGAATAATGGTTAGTCTAGCTGAATATTTTAAGCTACATCGTTATCAAGCAAAATACAATATGGGTGATCGTGTTATTGGCAAATGGAATAAGATTCCATTTGTAGGCACTGTAGGGAACGATACCGAAATTAATCAGATCGAAGGTCCTCGTATCACTGTGCATTTAGATTTACCAATTAAGTTTCAAAACAAAGTATATACTGTTATAATTGTTAAACACAAAGATGTAAAGGTATACAAATGACATTCAATGAATGGATTTATTTTATTTGTGGTATAGTTTGGGGTGGATGGATAGTTCGTCCAATAGTAGATATATTAAAGAAAATTTACCAGAACGCTAAGGAGGCACAAAATGGTAACAGTCGT